GTCAATAGGACCACAGGCACATCAAGGCCAACCAGATAATGTGTCAATGACTATCAATGTCAACGGTCAGGGCGAAGGCGGCCTTCGTAGCATTATGAATATCCTACGCGATATTGAAGCCGGCGAAGAGTCAGGTCACGATGAGCCAATTATGGGAACTGAAGAAGTTCTAAATGTGCAAGGCGATGAAAGTCCATTGTCTGTATCACCCGATGAAGAGATGGAAGAAGTCATCCATGACGATGAAGAAAGTTGGGGCAATTCTGCACACGGTGGTCACAAGCATCATACACACGGTGCAGAGGCTGTTACATTCAGCGGTGACGACATGAATAGCAAAGGCAAGATTAGCCCTGTATCACGTGCTCCTGGTACTAACTCATTACGTGAGCCAAGCCAATTTGATGAAGCATTGGTCAGTCGCTTGACAGCAATGTATCAAGAAATCAAAGAAGCATAAAAGATAAATTTAAGAAAAAGAAAAAAATTCGTCGCAGTTAGCACTCTGTTTCCAGTGCCAAATAGACCCCTAGGGGTCTATTTTTTTGATTAAATAAACATATGGCAAAATCACTCGACGGCGTCTTAACAAAAAAGGCGCATACCAAAGAAAAGTTTACAGAGGAGCAGGTACAGCACTTGCAGGCCTGTGCTGATCCTACCAATGGATACCTGCATTTTGCTAGGAATTTTTTCCATATACAGCATCCGGTCAAAGGCAAGGTAAAATTTGAACCTTACGATTATCAAGTAAGGTTATTGCAGGCCTATCATGATTATCGCTTTAACATTAATATGCTGCCGCGGCAGAGTGGCAAGACAACTTGTGCCGCAGGCTATCTATTATGGTTTGCTATGTTTCATCCAGATCAGACTATTCTGGTTGCCGCACACAAATACACAGGCTCACAGGAGATTATGCAACGTATTCGTTATGGATACGAATTATGCGATGACTACATACGTGCTGGGGTTGTCAATTACAACAAAGGGAGCATTGAATTTGAAAACGGATCTAGAATTGTTTCAGCTACTACTACTGGTAATACCGGTCGTGGTATGTCCATATCCTTACTATATTGCGATGAGTTTGCTTTCGTACAACCTAACATTGCTACAGAATTTTGGACTTCAATATCGCCGACACTAGCAACTGGTGGACGAGCAATTATCACAAGTACACCTAACTCAGATGAAGATGAATTTGCTATCATCTGGAAGGAAAGCCAGGACCTATTTGACGAGTTTGGCAATGCACGAGATGACGGCAAAGGTCGCAATGGATTTCACGGATTCCGGGCAGAGTGGTATGAACACCCAGATCGGGATGAGGAATGGAAACGTGTTGAGACCGGACGTATTGGCGAAGAACGTTTCCGTCGTGAGTACGGTTGTGAATTCATCGTGTATGATGAAACACTTATCAGTTCACTTAAACTTATTGATCTAGTGGGCAGAGATCCGCTATGGAAAATGGGGCAAGTGCGATGGTATAAGAAACCCGAACAGGATCGTGTATATCTTGTGGCATTGGATCCCAGTCTAGGCACAGGTGGCGACTACGGTGCCATTGAAGTGTTTGAAATGCCATCCATGATACAGATAGCAGAGTGGCAACACAACATTACTCCTATACAGCAACAGGTCAAAATATTTAGAGATGTGCTGAAATATATCGCAGACGAAATTGGTGAAAACAGTTATTCAAGTATCTACTGGAGTGTGGAAAATAACACTGTGGGTGAAAGCGCACTGGTGGTTATTGACAACTTGGGAGAAGAAACTTTTCCGGGAATATTTCTCAGCGAGCCGGCACGTAAAGGGCATGTGAAAAAATTCCGCAAAGGATTCAACACCACATTTGGTAACAAAATAGCCACTTGCGCTAAAACAAAATTCCTCGTTGAAGAGGAAAAAATGACCATAAACAGCAGACCCTTGATATCAGAACTCAAAACTTTCATAGCCGCAGGCACTACGTTCAAGGCCAAAGAAGGACAGCACGATGATCTAGTATCTGCCCTGCTTTTGGTAGTACGTATGAGTCAAGTGCTAGCAGAATGGGATCCTCAAGTGCTGGAACGTATTAGAGTTACCAGCGATTGGGCTGAAGATCCAGAATTTGAACCGCCTATGCCTATATTCGTATCTTCGGGTATGTGATAAATATAACATGAACAAGAATTTAAATAAAATTGCACAAGATCTGTATGGGAAGATTGAAACACGGTTTCCTAATATCAAGATCGGTGATGAAAATGCTGGTGTTTTGAGCAAAAAGACCGATATTCCCGATGCACGTTTTTTCGAATTTGAATACGAAGATGACGGAGAAAAGTTGGGAACTATTGCCATCACGCTGGATGCAGATGACGGAATCGTTATTCAAGTCAGCGGACAGTTGGCTGACAGCAAGCACTACGGAGCATTTAGATTTATCCGCAGTTTTAGACAATTTGCCAAAAATCGCTTGTTAAAATTCCATGTGCAAAATATCGGCAAAGATCATCTAGACAAACGTGATTACAATTTTCAAGCGAAACCTAAGGAAGAACCAGTTATGCTATCGCAACAACAACCCATGATGGAAAGTAAGATGTACGGTAACGCTCGCATGAGTTACCAGGATCTAGGCGAAGCACGCCTAGTGATCAAACACAGTCAACCGGTGAATCCAGAGATTGCCGCTGGCCGCACCATGCACATTGACAGCATCTATGTTGAAAACTCACAAGGTGAACGTTTCAAATATCCATTCAAACATCTCAGTGGTGCTCGTGCAATGGCTGAACATCTCAAACATGACGGAATTCCCTATGATGCAATCGGCAAACATATTACCAGTCTAAGCGAAGAACTGGCTCAACTACGCAAGTTCAAAGGCTATGTTACACGCAACTCCACACTGGCAGAAGCAATGAACGACATCACCCCACGGGTGCTGGAGCGCATTGAAGCAGTTAAAAAAGAAGTAGACATGTTACAACGTCCAGCATACTATGAAACATTTGCTGAATCATTTGAAGATCAAGAAGACCAAATGATACCAGAAGACATCATGAGTGATTGGATTGATCGACTAACAATACGCACATTCAACGAAGAATTAAAAACAGCATTTCCTTACATCTTCCGTTTAGTTGATGAAACATCTATCCCAACAAAAGAAGTAACGCCAGATGATTTGCTAGATGAAGCAGGCGCTGGCGCTATACAAGCCGCTGTTGCAATTGCCAAGAAGAAATCAGGCAAATATGACAAAGATGGCAAACGTTTGAAAGAAAGCCCAGAAGATCAATTTGAATCATTCCTTGACAGCATTATGACTGAAGCAGAAGATGACGGCCACAATAATCTTTTTAGTCCAGACATTGAGAAAAGGTCTCAAGCACTTGAACAACTAAAACAGCTGATGTCAAACGGAGAATTCAGTGCAGGCGACGGCGGAATGAATGCTATTGCTAGTATTAAAGGCATAATTGACAGCGAATATCTAAATGACGAGTTATCAAGTTTGAGCGGTGATGACGATGCAGGGACAGCAATCAAATTGTATCTTAAACATGTGGCAGATGAAAAAATTAGAGAGCCGTTATCACCCAAGGCTAAAGAGATTGCACAGGAAATTATAGCTGCCAAGTCACTGGATCAAACAGATGAGGGAGAGCCTCCGATAGGTGGAGAAGAAGTTCCTCCAATGCCGGACGCAGGTGCTATGCCTCCCCCAGCACCTATGCCTCCCCCAGAAGCAGGAGCTCCCCCCGTTGATATGGCAATGCCGCCGCCCGATGCAGGGTCTGTTCCCCCTGTACCAGGCGCAGTTCCGCCGGCACCTCCAATGGCTGAAAGTACTGCTATGTCTCGAGTCAAGGCCAAACTGATCAAAGCAATGGAGTGTGGAGCACAACCAGACGATGTATTAGACTTTGGCCATAGAACCATGACATTTGCAGAAGCCTGTACCACAGTTGGAATGAAACCAATGCAACAAAGTCATGACGAGCCGCTTAAAGAAATAATCAAATCGATCTCGGGATTCTTTAATCCCCAGAAACAGAATTTTACCATAGGCGGTACTCGTGCCAAAATCAAAGTTTTAAAAGATTTTAAGAACGGTACCTACAAAGGTGCCAAACCACACCACGTCAAGCAAGTGTTGATGATGATTGATAAATTGGATCCAAGCGGGCAACAGACCCAACCATCAATGGATCATGCTAGTCACGCAGAGCCTGGCAATCCTCAAGATGTGCATGTCACAATAGGCAAGGAACAGGCCATGGCTGAAACAACTACCTACGACGATTTGAAAAGAATTGTCAACTTAGTACATCATAGATAATTGAGTAAACTGCTCACATTTAGAGCATAATTCCTCTTGTAGAACTAAATAAAAGTGCGTATACTGTGTATATGCACTTTTTGTTTTACAGGTGTAAAACAAATATAGGCACAAAAAGCAATCAAAGGCTATTAATAGGAGAACAATTATGGCAACTTTAGCTGAAATACGAGCAAAACTTAAGGCATCAGAATCAAAAGGTTCTGGAGAACGTACAGGCGGAGATAATTCAATTTATCCGTTTTGGAATCTCAAAGAAGGCGGCGAATCTACTCTACGATTCCTACCAGACGGCAATTCAGACAACACTTTTTTCTGGGTTGAACGTGCAATGATCAAACTTCCCTTTGCAGGCATCAAAGGCGAATCTGAAAGCAAAAACATCACAGTACAAGTACCCTGCATGGAAATGTATGGCGACACTTGCCCAATCTTATCAGAAGTGCGTCCTTGGTTCAAGGATCCAGCATTGGAAGATATGGGTCGTAAATACTGGAAAAAGCGTAGTTATGTTTTCCAAGGTTTTGTTGTTGAAGACGGCCTTGCAGAAAAAGAAACCCCCGAAAATCCAATCCGTCGTTTCATTATCGGTCCTCAGATTTTCCAATCAATCCGTGCGGCATTGGTGGATCCAGAATTGGAAGACTTGCCAACTGACTTTGTACATGGTTTAGACTATCGCATGAAGAAAACTTCAAAAGGCGGTTATGCTGACTACTCAACATCAAGTTGGGCACGTCGTGAGCGTCCACTAAGCGACATCGAAAACGCCGCTGTCAAACAACATGGCTTGTATACCTTGTCAGACTTCTTGCCAAAGAAACCAGGCGAAGTTGAGTTGAAAGTTATGAAAGAAATGTTTGAAGCAAGTGTTGACGGCGAAGCATATGACTTGGAACGTTGGGGACAATACTTCAAGCCAGCAGGCATTGGTCAAAATACCGGTGATCCTGTTAGGTCAACTCCTAAAGCAAGTGCTCCGGTAGATAACGACATTGATCCGGATGACATTCCTGCACCAGTTGCAAAGTCAACACCAGCACCAGCCCCAAAAGCTGAAGCGGCAGCCAGCGGCGATCGTGCCCAAGACATCTTGGCAATGATTCGCAATCGTCAAAAGGCATAAAAACGGCTTGGGCCTCTGCAACCTAGTTGTACGCCCAGGTTATCTATTTAGGAGAAACACATGGCAACAGCAAAAACAGTAAAGTCTTTTGGTGACAAATTGACTAAGGTAAATGAATCATTTACAATTAATATGTATGATAATGGCTTCATGGTAGAAGCAGGTGGACGCAACAAGAAAGGC